CGGCCAACTTGCTCATTTCCACAGAACCTAAATGGGTAAATCCTAGACAAAGGACATTCGGGCTCGACCGCAGGGGCAGGTGATTACATGACTAGAAAAGTAAGAAAGACTTGTCCGTTATGTCAGCATAACGAGAGAGATGGTTTGGAGGCAGACATCCTAGCAACCAATTTAACCTGTGAAAAATTAGACAGACAGGAAGGTTGGTGGGCCGGTACTAGCAAGAAGCATATTCAAAATCATATGGATAAATACAATGCAGGTAGTAATCCATCGTGTGCCCTTTGTACTAATCCTAGCAGGCCAGAAATAGAAGTTAGAATTAGAGAGGGTAGTCTTACCCCTACTGATGCAGCAGATTTACTAGACTGTTCAGTAGACCATATACAACTCCACATTAGGCAGCACTTAAAGCCCATAGTGCAACAACATGCCGCACTAGATATTGCTCGGCTGGATATTAATGAAGTAGATATTCTATCGGGTAATGTAGGGTTGCTACGAGATAAGATTGAGGACTTACTAGAAAATACTGCGCTGTCTAATAGGCAGATTGACAGTTTAACTAAATTAGCCAAAGAGATTCGTGAGAGTTTAAAATATCTATTGGAGTTCAAGGGTAAATTAGTACACCGGAGAGAGGAAACTGTAATCGTACAACAGGTAGAAATTATTCAACGGGTGCTAATTGAAAAGTATCCTGAAATTTGGACAGAAATTAGAGATGATGTTGCGGAGATGTTAACATGAATTGGAAAGATATAATGAAAGCGAATGAAGAGTTGAAAGGTACAATAGAGGCGCAGGCAGAAGAATTACTTACTTCTCTTAAAGAGTTGAGAATGATAGACCCTTTTAATAAAGACGGATATATGAATAATGGTCAGACTTTAATAAGAGCATTATTAGATTTTTTAAAGGGTTTAAAAGAAGAAGATTATCAGCCATCATTAGCAGATAGAGATGATTAACATGACTTGGAAGGAAATACTTAAGAACGATAGAGGTGTAGGAGATACTATCTCACGGATTACAGGTGCAGTAGGGATTAAACCCTGCTCATCATGCAAAGAGAGAAGAAACAAATTAAATAAGAGGTTTAAATATGCCAAGTGAAGAAGAAATAGTAGATGTAACGGAAGATGTAGCGGATTTAATAGACGATACTATTGAATTGGCGGAAGATTTAGGATTAATAGAAGAGAGTCTAGGGAATAGAATGCAAGAACTACTACGGAGATACAAAACTATAATTATCTTATTAATACCGGTAGCACTATTATTAATTTCCCACATAACAATTCAATAGGTGATTAAATGACCTGGACAGCCCTATTAAAAGCGGATAAAGGCTTGCCCAATTGGATTAGACTTATACAAGATTGGGGAGCGGGAGCCGCAGATATACCTAGTGAGTTAGATTTAGAAGATATTAATAGTAAGGCTATATTAACAGGGGCAGGCAAATTAGACCAAGTTATCGGTGATGTTCAAGAGCAGTTAAAGGCTACTCCAGATGATTTCTCCGGTAGACCTAACAACATTGTAGAGATTTTAATTAGAAGGAATGGTAAAAGTAAAGGTCAGATAAAAACCATGCTGAAGAAATTGAAAGGGCTCTATAAACAATTAAAGCCTAGTAATCCCCTACATAGTATCAGTACAGGAGATTCCTCTCTAGGGCAAGTCTACCCACAAAAGAATAAAACAGATACACAATGGGCAGCAGATACATTAAATAAACTCTATCAGAAGTTCTCTAAAGAGGGCACAGTAGAATCATTTTATCCGTTTGCCCAATTTGTACAGCAGTTAAAAGGTACAAATAATAAAAGGTGGAGCGACCTATCAGAATATGTTAAGGAGAATAAAAAGTTTACATCTAGTTTAACTAGTATTTCCTCTTCCCCTGACATACCTAGTGATATTTATGATTCAGTTAGAAATGCATTCAAGGTTAAAACTTTAATGCAGGAACATGATGTGGAAGTTCCCACTCGCAGGGGCTCAGAATTTACTCCTGAAGGTGAAGAGGCTACTGAAGGGAAAACAAAAAGGAGAACCATGAGAATCCCTAGACCTTCTATGGCTACCTATGAAGAGGATGCTAAATACTATGTTCCGTCATCCTTTGAAGATGAATTGGATATGATGAATAAGAATAAATTCATAGACCTCATGAAAGATTTACATTCATCGGGAATAACAAAACTGTACATTCCAAGTGGGTTAACCGCCCCTCCATTCTCATTCTTTACAGATAAGGGAATTGAACTGTTACACTATCTAACTATTAGCCATACTGCTGACCAGCCCATTTCCAGCCTACTAACTTCAGTAGACCAGATGCGTAAAAGCGTTACAGATGTTAGAGGGCGTAGAAAGGGAATGATGAGTGATTTCCTACTAAGGTATATTAATAAGGAAATAGACAGGAATACTGCCCCCTTTACAATGGTTGGTCATGACCTACTAGATAGAGAATCCTATAACGAGGCAATTCAAGATGACAGTAGACAGGTAGAAATAGGCGAGCATGTAGATAATATTGAAAGTGTCCGTGATGCCCTGAGTAATTCTATGCGTAAATTAGATAATCCTGAATTAACTGATGCTTGGAAAAAATACAATAGAGAATTAACTAATGCTCAATCTGAAATTCAAGGGATTAAGAACTTAGGAGAGTTATCACAAGAGTCTAAAGATAGAATTAAGGAGGTACGGGCAAAGTTAGGCAGTACTTCCGAATGGTCTATGGTTCCTAAAGATAAAACGGTAGAAGAGGTTCACACTGTTAATTCCGATGACATTGTTAAGGCATTCTTCATAGGCGACAGCACAGGAAATCTATTCAAGAGAAACCTATTCATAACCTTATTCTTTTCCTATTTCGATAGTGAATATTCAAGTGGGTCTGGTTCATCGGTCGCATGGGAGAAAGAATTTTTAAGAGGGATGAAACCTCCAAAGGAAGTAGGGGGGTATATCCCGACAGGTGAATCTTTTGAAAAGACAGATGCAGATTCATTTATTACATCCATGAAGGTTATTTTGACAGTAATTAAAATCTTTAGAGGACATGACACGCTACAAGAATATGAAGGGCAGTTACTAGATACCATCGGTTCCTTTGAAGATAACCTTAGTGGGCTAATTGGAGAGATTGCTGCTATTGAAGGGGTTACTGAAGAGTTAACTGATGTTGATACCAAAAGAGATATTATGGGATTAATTGTAGATGCAGATGAAGATTATAAAGGTAAGTTAGGAGAGTTTTATTCTAATCAACTAGGTACAAAGGATGATATGGAGCAGTTAAATAACACCCTCGATAGAAATTTTAAACCGTTAAAGGAAACAGTTCTAACTATGTTCTATGAAATGGTTGAGCAGGTCGGCTCCGGAGAATTAGAATCTCCTAAAAAGCAACGAGTTAAATTTCAAGAGTCTAAAGTTACTATTAAGGAAAAACTAAAAGGGTTGGGCCTTTTATCTAGTGAAGGGGAGGAATGACGATGTGGGATATTAACGAATTTACAGGGCTAACAAAGGTTAGATTGAATAAGGCTGTTAATAAAATAAAGAGGAATCCAGGAGCCATCATAGAGGATGGCGTTGCTCTCAATCTACTAGAGAGAATTAAACTGCAAGATGCCGTTACAGCATCTGAAGCAGAAATGGGTAAATTAGACGCGCCGGATATAAAGAGGTATATTGAAAATAGGGGTAGAAATTTAAAATGGTTAGAAGAGGCCCTTTCAGTAGACAAGGGCTACATTAGACTCTTCTCATTAGGCCGAAGTCCTATCTCGGAATCTCACAAGGGTAAAAAGGTAGAAAGTATAACAGATTCACTAGCAGGTTCATTAACAGAACTTCAGCCGACTAGGGCGGCCCTCGATAGTAAAGATGAAATTATAGGGCATTTAAATGAGATGGTAAATAAGCCGGAATCCGGGAAATCTCCCGCTCTATTTGAAAAACCATTTACTGATGAACAGGTTAACATTATTAAAAGGATGGTAGAAGTACTAGAGAAGGAAGTACCAGAACAGGGAGAGTCTTACACTTCAGAATTCACCTCTATAACTTCTGCTAAAAAGGCATTGAGTACCTTCCAACCGCCTTCCAAAGAAGAAAGGTTATCATTCTATAATTATTGGGAGGAAGTCGATAAGCAGTTTGGAGGCTTTGCCAAAATTGCCTTTGGTCTTGAAGATGTTCTTAAGCAGAAAATTGAAGGGGCCCTTCCAACATTCTATTTTGATGATAGAGAAAGTTTATCGGACAAAGAAAAACAGTTAGTAGATAGACTGAAAAATTACGAGGAAGAGGGTAAAGAATTAAAGATACCTAATTATATTATTAAGATGTCCGGCCTACCAATTAAATCTATGGTGGATGAACATAAAGTTTTAGATTTAGCCAACCGCTACTTTAACACCTTGAAAGGTTTTAGAAAACCTGATAGATTTAAGATGTACGACAAGGGAGATGCTACAAATAGAAGTATGAAGGTTCACGCTAAACTATCGGAGGATGACCCGCAGATTATTGCAGAACAGACCTCTATTGATATTTCTACTGAAGAGGAAGAACAGTTTAAGGAATTACTCGATGAAAAGGTAGACCCACTATTCGCCCTATTAGTATCTTTAGAATCCGAGGCCCTATCTTCTAATTTCCCTCAAGAGATAGTGGAAAAGGCTAAGCAGGAAATTATGCACTATGTAGAGTCCGGAGAAGGGCCGCTAGCAGAAGAATTAAATTCTATCCTGTTAAGCGATATTGATGCCTTTATGGATAACTATGAAAGGGCAGGAACTGTTATTGCTGATGAACGGACAGAATTTTATTTACCTATATTAGACGATGATAGGCACAGGTCAATTCTTGATAATTTATCTAATGATAAATATGTCCGGTTAGAAGTGGAGTATATGACAGGAACAGGATTTGTTAGAAATCATATTCCGACAAGTTATACTGATGCGTGTAACTTCGTTAATAAAAACTCTAGAAAGTTTTTCAAAGTGCTAACTGAAACTATGGAATTGATACCTTCTATATGGCCTATTGCTGCTAAGGCGGCAGCCAATAAAAAGCCAGGAGGGGCTTATTGGGGTGGTTCTGAGAGAACTGTTCAACGGCCTAAAATTGCTGAGAGTGATGTAGAAATTATGCAAGATTTAAGAGAGGTATTTGATAGTGTGAGAAAATACTATGTAGAGCCGCTAGAGTCAAGGTATTTATTAAATGAAGATAAACCGCTATTTGCTACCGAGAAAGAATTTAATGATTTGTTACAAGTACTATCAAATAATCCCATACAGATTATTCTTAATGATATGTTAGTAACAGGCGACCCCGACATTGATTCTGATGACCTTTCAGCAGTTTCAGTAGCCCTTTCAAGATTAAGTAAGGGAACTCAACTGACCTATACTTCAGATTTAAGAAAGGAATTTAGTGCTGCTAGTAATTCTTTTGTTAACATCTTTCAAGCACTTTCAAATGAAACTCTAAGGGAATTTAAAAATACTGTCAGGATAGCCTTTGGAGATTTCCTATATGAAATTGCCCTTGATACCTACGCAGGGGATATTGATAAGATTGCCGAGTTACCTAAATGGGAAGATAAGTCATTAACACAATGGAATACACTACAGGAGAGTACAGGGGCTTCCCTTCCTGCTCTACATATGCTAATTACCTCCCCTCAATTTGTAAAGTTAATAGAACGCCTGTCAGAAAATGATAAGCATATTGACAAACAGTACAATATACTGATTAACACCCTTGTAAAACTTTCATCTAAGATTGAACTTAGTGCAGTTACCAATGCTATGCTCTATGCTAAAGATTTAATTTTGAAAAGTAAAGGGGAAACAGTTTATAGAGCCTATCTAGACATATACGATGTGGATGATGTATCTTTCATGATAGATTTAATTTGTAAGGAGAATGCTACTGATATGTATGCGGTGGATATTGAACAGATTGTATCGAGGCAAGAGGCGTTTAATGAAATTGCTAAAAGTATGGCTTTAGATGTAGACATAATATACAAGGTTAAAGGGATGTTTAGATGAATTGGGAAAACATTCTAAAGGGGCCTAACGAGGGCATGGCCAATAGACATAATGCAGATTCCGCTATTGAGCGAAGCGATGGTAAATTGGTAGCAGATTGGATAGACAGAAAGGAAGCACAAGAATTTATTAGAGAGATGAAAAGTAAAAATTTCAAGATTACAGTAAAGAAAAAGGGTGCATATATTAGGGTGATTGTAGAATGACTTGGGAAGATATACTTAGAAAAGACCAGGAAACTGCTACAAGGACAGCAGAAATTTGGGTGGCTAACGAGGAAACGATATACAATTGGGCTATGGGTATAATTAATGGATATGCTTATCTAGATTTCACTAAAGAACAGATATTAGTATCTTTAGCACAGGAACTACCAGACTACATGGCTAACAATGATGGGTTTATGGAGGATTTAAATTCCCCCGTTAATCAAGACGATACAGCAGGCGATGGATTAGTAGATGTTGATTGGGATGAAGTGGCTTTACTCTTTGAAGAGGAAATTGAAGAGATGGTTAAATGAAATGGGAGTCAATATTAAAAGTAGATAGATGGCACGACCATATAGACGACTTTTTAAATAATCCTAAGTTTGAAAATATAGACTATGCCCTAGATACATACATTTGGGAACTACACAGTAGAGTTAAGTATGAAGGTGAAGCGAAGAAGCCGAAAGTTAGAGAGATGGCCGATGCAATCCTTCAATGGCTGTTGAAAAATAAACCAGACGATAAACCCCATATAACCCATATACAGAACATTATAGAGAAGTACAACTTAGAATATGAGAGATAATCATGAAAGATTTACTTAATGAAATGGATTTAAAAATGTCGGAAGGCAATTTTGAATATTTCTTTACTAAGGTTCTTGGGTTTAAGATGGCTGACTTTCACAGGAAATGGTTAGACCAGGTGGAAAATAATAACCGTACAGTTATCATATGCTCAAGAGGGCATGGTAAGTCTGTATTCTTTCGCTGTTGGGCCATCTATCAATTGTGCTTTCAAGAGCCACCCTACAATATGGTATATGTTTCCTCTAACCATAAACAGACAATGGTTCACATGAAAGAAATTGATAAACTATTTACTACTATACCAGCACTAAAGAAATTTAAGCCTTCTAGAGATTGGGCGGTCGGAGATATGGTTTTAACTAACGGTAATACAATTAAGGAAAGGTCTATCGGTGGAATGATTAGAGGATTGCACCCTCATGAAATTATTATTGATGACCCTATGAAGGAATTTTCTCCCTCGTCAATTCAAAGGATGAGTGATTGGTTTTGGGGCGATATGATACCTGCTCTCCATCATACAGCCCCTTTAAGGTTAATAGGTACACCTTTCACCTATACAGATATTTTTACTCAATTAGAAGATAATGATGCCTACACACTAGACAGATACCCTGCTATCAATCAAGCGGGAGAAGCATTATGGCCCTGGCGTTGGTCTATTGAAAAGTTAGAAGAGAGAAAAAGAGAGATTGGCTCAATGAAATTCACTAGAGAGTATATGTGCATCCCCATCTCTACTAATACCATGTTATTCCCTCCCGACCATGTTAAAGCCTGTCAAGATAAGACAGCCACGCTAAGAACGGGTAAAAGAGATGGCTTTAGATACTACATAGGCTATGACCCTGCAATATCAGCAGATGGCGACTATACAGTAATGCTAGTATTAGAAGTGGATGAAAATATGAATAAGCAGGTAGCCTATATGTTTAGAGCCAAAGGTTTAGACTTTAGGGAACACATTCAACATATTATGGAACTATGTAGGAGATTTCAACCTGAAATTGTTATGATAGAAACAAATACCTTCGCTAAAGCATTCGCTATGGAATTAAAGGATATAAGTGATTTTCCTGTTAAAGAGTTTACAATGAGTAGGAGGAAGAAGGAAGAAATTATCCTTAACCTGCAAATGAATGTTGAAAATCACAAATTGATACTACCGATGGGTAATGAAGAGGCTAAAAATGTATCTACATTAATAATACAGGAACTATCATCCTTTGGAGTTAACATTAATGGTAAAATTGAGGGAGTTGGAGCGCACGATGATATAGTTATAGCCTTAGCATTGGCTAATTACGCCACAAAGTCTTTTAACGATGCCTTTATAGATATTAATGACGAAGGAGTATTCAGTAACATGGACACTTCGGCTCAACCGATAGGAGGTGGCTTTTTTGGTATTAATCTATAAGGGAGAAATAGACCCCGATGAATTGCGAGAGCAATTGAAAATAATGGAGAGGGTGGATGAACAACAGGAAGCCCTGGAGCCCGCTTCCGATGTAGCAGAAGATAAAATTAGAGAAGAGGTCGAACAGAAGGGGCTACCTGAAAAGGATTTTGAAAGAGAACTTCAAGGGATAGCAAGTGAGGAAGGTGGAGAGGAAAGAGCAGCAGCCCTTCTAAACAAAACTTGGCTACCATCAAAGTATAATAGTGAGAATGAAATAATTAAGGATATTTCAAAGATGATGGGTGTCAATTATACAGATGCTCTAAAGTATATTCCTAGTTATCCCGAAGAAGTAATTGTTAATAATAGAAACTTGCCAGACCTAGTAAAAGATATGAGGATGATGAGAAGGCAGGTTAAAGGGGATAATAGGGATAAAATGAATAAGGCTATTAGTCACTTAATCACCGCCTACCAAGAACATATATCAAAATGTCTAGATTCTATCTATTGGGTTAGACCGTATAAGGATGCTTTCAAAAATATGACTGTTAAGGAAGATACCTTGAAGAAATTATACCATGTTAAAGACGGAGATACACGCTCGGAAATAATTAATATTCTATGCAAGATATGGGAGGCTAATCTAGAAAGGACAGGAGTAGATTATGGAGATGAATACCATAACATAACTAAGGAAATCAAAACAAACCAATCCTCCTTTAGAAAGATATTGAAAAATATTTCCCATCAGTCTATCCGTAAATCTAAAAAGGAAGCAGTACAGGATTGTATAGTAGATATAGTATGTAAATCTCCAGGGATTACCTCCAATCAAATTCACTCTAGAATGCCTAGTAAATATCATAAAATATCTAGTCCTCAATCAATATCCAAAATGTTAAAAAGGGTCAACGCTACTAATGTTAATGGGGGCTACTGTATTCTCCCTAGCGATATTAAAAAGGATTTATACTCATACATAGCAGGATTTATAGACTCGGATGGTTATATTACAATGGATAGTAAGACATCACCGAGGGTCGGCATGATAGCAACAGGAGATAGAGGGAGAGCATTCTTTGAAGAGTTATCTAAGGAGATGCACATTGGCCGACTCCATTTAGACCAAAAGGTAGGGGAGAACTCCCGTTCACAGCACAGGCTAAACTTTTACAGTCAAGATGATATATCCACATTATTAGAAAAGTGTATACCCCATTTAAGGATGAAGCAGAAACAGGCAGAATTATTAATGGAGGCTATTAGAATTAAGAAGGGCTACAAAAAAGAGGAATGGTGTAAGCCTCGCCTTCAAGAAATATTCAAATTAATTAAATACGAAAATTGGAAGGATGCTAGAAATAAAACGGAGTGGGAAAAGTATGGAATTGACCCAACCGTTGTAGTTAAGTATCACGATAATAGTAAAATGGGATTAATGGATGAGATGGAAATGATTACAAAAACTAAAGCGCCAACATATAGAAGTAAGGCTATTGCGGAACAGATAATTAAAGGGTGGCAGGAAACTAATAAAGAAGGATTTACAGCCGATGAATTAAAGAAGGCCGTTGAACAGTCTTTTACTAATAACAAGGGTCAGTATAATGAGATGGCTACAATGTGGCCCGTACATGTTATGAATACTGTTAAAGGGATGGTTAAATTTGGCTTATTAGAAAAGTCAGACAAATCAACATATAAATTTGCAGGTGAAGAATAATGGGCGTCAAGGATTATCTATCTACTCTTATCAAGCGTAAAACGCCAACCCCTCTTGATAAAGATGTATACAATTTAGGAATACAGGAGAGGCGGCATCCTCAAAATGCAGTAGGGCCATATATCTATCATGTGGCTAATCAATCTACTATTGTGAGAACCTGTATTGTTCAATTGAAAACTGAAATATTTCGCAGGGGATATGTTTGGGAAAAATCCTTCACCTTGAAATGTAAAGATTGTGACTATCCTTCTAATAAGCAGATAGAGGAATGTCCCGAGTGTGGTTCTACTAATTTAGGCACACCTAGTACTCCACAGAAAAAGTATGCTGAATCATTTTTCAACAGTTATGTTAATTCCTCGGAACAATTATTCATTGATGTTCTTAAGGAATTAGAAGCAGATTTAAACATAGCAGATGATTCATATTTAATTCTTGTCAAGGAGTACTATTTAGATAATAATGGTGTGGCAGTAATGAGTAAGGTTATGGAGTTATACCGAGGCGACCCTGTTACAATGTATATTGATATTGATGAGAATGGCGATAGAGGTAAGGCTCACTATACCTGTATTACCCATAGAGAGATTTACGATGATGACGAACATAGTAATTGTCCGGAGTGCAACGGGCCTTTACTACCAATAGTTTACATCAATAGAGTTCATGGGCACGACCAATATTTTGTCGAGGGAGAAGTAATCCATTCAAGCAAGTATAGCCCTAGTAGGATATACGGGATTCCTCCAATCATTACTCTTTGGAGCCATGTAACTACTTTGCTGGCTATGGAGAATTATGTTAATACTTCCTACACTAAAGCGAGAACCCCTAAAGGTATTCTTGCAGTACAGACTAACAATATGGAAAGCCTTGTGCGGTATTGGAAGGGAGTAAAGGAGAAGTTAGAAAAAGACCCTCATTACATTCCTATTATGGGAATTGAAACAGAAGGTACAAATCGTGGGTCTGTTGAATGGGTTCCTTTCATGCACACCTTAAAGGAGATGGAGTATACCGCTATTAAGGATGATTTAAGAGATAGAGTGGGAGCCTTCTATGGAGTTAGTAAAATCTTTCAAGGAGATACTTCAACAAGTGGTGGGTTGAATAATGAGGGAATGCAAATTCTAGTTACTAACAGGTCTGTTGAATTAGGTCAAAATGTATACAATCAATATCTCTTCCCTAGACTAATAAAGGAGTTTGGTATTACTGATTGGGATTTAAAGTTACTACGGTCTGAAGAGGAAGATACTGTATCAGAATTGCGAAGGCGAGAAATTGAAATTAACCTCGCTACACAAATTAAGAATTTAGGATTTGAAGTAGATATGGATGAAGATGGTAACTTTGTCTATAAGAAGGAAGCACCGGAGCCGGTAGAAGGTGAAGCACCTAAAGAGGGTGGGGATGAACCCCTAAAGACTGACCCGTATGCAGGAACAGATATTGATGCTAGCCAATTAGGACAGATGCAGGAAGAGGCGTTCACTAGAAATAAGCCAAGTATGAGTGAAGGGCCACCTAAGCGATTTTCAGGATTACCAAAGCAGGCTGCTAATAACAATGTTGATAAGAGAACAGAAAGGAAGGTAGGCCGATGAAAATAATTTTTATAGACTTCACGGATATGATTTTAATAAATGTAGATGAGAAGAAAATGGAAGAGGCAATCAAGCGAGAATTAAAATTTAAAAAGGAGTGGGAATAATGAGTTGGCAAGAAGTATTAAAAATATGGCCTTTTAAGGACAAACCAACTACTAATGTAGATACTACCAATGTAGATACTGATAAAATTAATAGAGTTAATGATATAATATACAAAGTATTAGAAAGTATTAAAGGTGTAGAGAATAACATTAACGAAGATATGAGGCATCTTAGTAGAATAGGAATTAGAACTAAAAGTGAAAGAGATGGTATGAAAAATATGATAGAGGATTCAAAATTAGTTGCTATTTTTCATAAAAATGTTGATTCACTACATATGATACAAAATAACGAAAATTTAAAAAATGTAGAAACTAATTGGCAAGAATTAAAATCTATACTAGGTGAAAGTTACGGCACAATAGATTATGTTGACGAAATGATACAAGAAGTAAAACAATTTTTAGGAGTATAAAAGGAGTGGGAATAATGAGTAGAGAAAAAATAAACAGTAGGCTACAAGCCGCAAAAGAAAAGATACAGAAGATACAGAATAATA